TTGCGGTTATCTCTGATGGTGACAAGGTACAATTGTGCACATTTGATGCATCAGATGATTCTGCACACACCAACACGTTGGATGTTGGTGAGGGTAACGGTAAAACATATAAGATTATCTTCAAGACTGAAAATATCAAAATGATTCCCGGCACATACAAGGTTGAAATTTCATTCAAAGGCATTGGTCATTTTAAGAACACTAAGGAAGATATCCAGTATTGGATCGCTTTTGAATCTAAGGGAACGGAGTATTAAAATGGTAGATACAGTACACACACTATTTGGTACTTTTAACAAAGAACAATTGAAGTCCCTCAAGGGGAACATCGATGAAATTGTTTTATTGCGAGGTAAGACCAAGGGTCAACAACAATCGGAAAATGATATTCTAACAATTATTCATGATGAATTGAAGATTCCTAAAAAGATCGTTAAACGCCTTGTAAAAATTGAATTGAACAAATCTTTGCCAGCTGAAGTTGCAGAATTCAAAGAAATTGAAGCTTTGTATGAAGGTATTACTGGCACCACCGGTACAAAATAATGGAATCCAAATTAATATTAAAAGATAAACCAATTACTGGTTATCATATATTAATGACCCAATACACTGGATTTTATCAATTGGGTGGGAATCGAGGATTAAGAATCTCACAGGAGAAAAAACCTTGTTGGTTTCACCGAAAAATGATGAAGTGGTGTTTGGGTCTTGAATGGTTTGACGGCCCAGCAGTTTGATGTTATTTTCTTTTTATTTTTGGTGTTAATCTCAAAAAGGTTGGATATTTTGTACTGTCCAACCTTTTTCTTATACTAATACCGGGAAAAGCCTTTTGTGCTTCACCAACAGAACTGAAAATTTTACCATCACATGATACCTTGCAAGAATTTGAAATTTTAATGGAATTAAAAAATTTATTAGATTGTTTCTTTCCTAACATACCATATGTTGCATAATTCTGAGGTTTCAATTTACTATGATATTCCCTCATAGAATTTATAAAATTAGGTGATTTGGATGTGTCACCACCATCACCTCCTAAAGTCATATTATATTTTGGTGACAATTCCTTTATCCAAAATTTTTCACGATCATCTAGAACATCTTTTTTATCAACATGTTCCAAAACAGAAATGGTAAAACTATCTATACCATATTTTCTCATAGAACGATGAAGATGTGTTTGACTTTTTCGTTTCAATGATGTATACTTATGACCGTTGAAACGTTTTTGTATAGTTCTGGAGGTTTTACCAATGTAACTATCATTAGTAATATTATTAGTGATTTGATAAATATACATGCTGATAGATCCTTTCATGATCGTTAGAGTAGGTGCAGAGGTGAGATTCTGGCGACCTACGCTTATTTATATTATGGAGAAATTATGACAAATATTGATAAAAATGTTCTTTGGTGTGAACGTTACAGACCTTCTAAAATTGAGGACTGTATTCTATCCGATGGTGTAAAAGCATCTTTCTTGGAATTTGCATTAAAGAAAGAGGTACCTAATCTATTGTTATCCGGTACCGCAGGTGTTGGTAAAACAACGGTTGCAAAAGCTTTGTGTGAGGAAGTCGGTTGCGATTATTTGGTAATTAATGGTTCTGATGACCGTGGCATTTCCACAATGCAAACTACGGTTAAGAACTATGCAACATCGGTTAGTCTGATGGGTGGCCGTAAAGTCATCATCATTGATGAGGCTGATAATCTAACCACCGATGCACAAAAGGCATTGCGTGGAATGATTGAGGAAGTTTCTATGAACTGTTCCTTCATCTTCACTTGCAATTTCAAGAATAAGATTCTGGAACCAATCCATTCTCGTTGTTCTGTTATTGATTTTAAAGTAAACGGTTCAAAAGCGAAGATGGCTTCCGCTTTCTTTAAACGTGTGGAGTATATTCTTACAAAAGAGAATATCAAATACGATAAGGAAGTTGTTGCAGCTGTTATCACTAAACACTTTCCTGATAACAGGCGCGTTTTGAATGAATTGCAACGTTATGCTGTTTCTGGAACAATTGATAAGGGTATTCTGGCTGCTGTTTCGGATATCCAAATCAATGATCTAATCAAGGCATTGAAGGTTAAGGACTTTGGTTCCGCTCGCAAATGGGTGACTAATAATCTAGACAATGACGCATCTAAGATTTACCGTAAACTCTATGATTCATTCTATGATGTTTTGAAACCTGATTCTATACCACAATCTGTATTGATTTTGGCAAAGTATCAGTATCAATCCGCTTTTGTGGCTGATCATGAGATTAATATGGTGGCTTGTTTGACTGAAATTATGGTGGAATGTGAGTTCAAATAATGTATACAATGGAAACAAAACCTCATTGGATATCCCTTGAAAATGTTTTGAGTGTTTCTAATAACATTGATGCTTGTGTTTATGCTTTTGCTATGTGTGAAAACATTCCATCTAAAAATATTTGGCCTTCACATCTAGAAGAAACTTTTTACATTGGCATGTCAGGAGGTTTGAAAAATAGTAGAACCTTCGATCAAAAAAATAAGAAAACAGGCCGCGGCCGGTATGAAACCGCGGTACATAAACGCATGAAGGCTCACAAACACAATTTACAAAATTTCAAAAGTGATTCGGAAAGACATTATCAAGTTTTTCATAATAATTTTGGCGTTCTTGATAAAATAGGTAAAAAAATATTTGTTTGTCTGTTAGTGCCTAATCATTTAATAGAAACAGAAATGGTTAGAACAACGATTTCATTAGTTGAAAGTGAACAGATTTATATGTACAGTAAGTTTTTTTCAAAGTTGCCTATGATGAATTTAGCTGAGAAATACACCGTTTCTGATGCGAAAAAGAATAAAAATTCAAAATCTCAAGAAAAATCTGCAAATTTGAATGAGTGTAACCTATTCAGTATGGTGACATAATGGCAGAAGTATTCAAGGATATAGTTCCTTCAATCCTTCAAACAAAAGTTAATGTTCTAGAGGATCCGAAGGATTATAAACCATTTTTAATTAATCGTGCACTATCTTACCACGTCGATTGTGTGTTATATGCTAATGAGATGAATGTTCATCCAAATATTGATGAGGATATGCAGTATGCATATCTTCTAAATACTATCAGACCAATGAAACGGAAATTCCAACCGTGGCAGAAATCAGAGGTCGATAAGAACATTGAATGTGTGAAGGAATTCTTTGGTTATTCTAACCAGAAAGCAAAAGAAGCCTTACGCATTTTAAATGATGAACAAATCGCTGAAATAAAAGCAATAACAGACAAAGGCGGAGTGAAAAAGTAATGATTTCAATCACAGACCTAATTGAGGTGACACTGGCAGAAAAAGATGATTTTTTAAAAGTTAAAGAAACATTGACAAGAATTGGTGTAGCATCCAAAAAAGAAAAGATATTATACCAATCTTGCCATATACTACATAAACAAGGTAAGTATTACATCGTACATTTTAAGGAATTGTTTGCTCTTGATGGTAAAACCTCTGATATAACAGAAAATGATCTGGCACGTAGAAATGCTATAACCAATTTGTTAAAAGATTGGGGTTTGGTTGGTGTAGTTAATCCGAAACAATTGGAAGAACCTGAACCAATTTTTCTATCTCAGATTAAAATAATTTCACATAAAGAGAAATCCGAGTGGCAATTGATACCTAAGTATCAGATTGGTAAAAAGTCATAAATTCTCAGGGATGGGAACCGTTATCCGGCTACGGTATATAAAATGCCGGAACCTATTAGGCCCACCTTAGGGCTGTTTGACGCTACGGTAAAAGGCGTCCGTCTGCTGCAACGTTAATGAGGCGTGTCATTACACCACCGGCACGATAGTTCGGTCCTGTATAAGGTAAGCAGGAACGTTGTTTTTGTGCACCAATGGTTGACAGTCGTTCACTATTACAGTACAATGATGATTAATTAAAACTTTCCGCCGGTCGTTCAACGGATAGGACAGCATTCTTCTAAAGTGCGAATAGGGGTTCGATTCCTCTCCGGCGGACCAACATTAGCGACTATAGCATAGAGGTAGTGCCGTGAACTCATAATTCATAAGGGGTAGGTTCAAATCCTACTGGTCGCACCAGACATATCATGAAAAAAGAACTTATTGAAACATACATGAAAACCGCAGAACTCTTTGCGGGTCTTTCCAAAGCTATCCGATTAAATGTTGGTGCAATTATTGTAAAAGATAATCGCATTATTTCCATTGGTTATAATGGAACTCCAGCTGGTTGGGATAATATTTGTGAAGATAAAGAATGGTGCACAGATGGTAGTTGGTTATCACCAGAAGAAATTAAAACGGGATGGCCCTATACTGGACAATATATAGATGAAAGTGGTAATACCGCAGAGGGTCGATATCGTCTTAGGACTAAACCGGAAGTAATTCATGCAGAAATGAATGCAATTGGAAAACTAGCGCGTTCCAGTGAGTCTGGAGAAGGTTCCACCATGTTTATTACACATGCTCCTTGTATTGAATGTGCAAAATTGATAGGAACATCGGGTATTTCAAAGGTATATTACAGAAATTCATATAGGGACACATCCGGTATTGATTTTTTACATAAAAGTAATGTTTCCGTTGAAAAGTTGGACTCATAAATATCACAGGGTCTACAAAGGAGACCTGAATGAATATAAAAATAGTTCGTTGTCCAGATAAGGACTTTAAACCTTATGTTATGCGGGCTGTTCAGTATTTTGGTGATTATCTTATTCCAAATAAGAATCTTTCAAAACACCTGAATGTTAAAGTAAAATTCACAAATAAAATCAAAGATATAGGTTATGCGGAGATTGACGGTTATAACTCCCAAAATAAACCAAGAGATTTTATTGTAACGATACATTCTAATGTTGGCGCTAGAGTAATTCTAGAAACATTAGCACATGAAATGGTTCATGTCAAACAATTTGTCTATGGTGAGACAAATGAAACACTGAGTAAATGGTTAGATTTTAAGATTGATTCTGATAAAGTTGATTATTGGGATTTACCTTGGGAAATAGAAGCTTACGGTAGAGAAGCTGGTTTATTAACCAAATTTGTCGTTATGGAAAAACTCTGGGAAGTATTCGAAGGATTTAAAAATCCGGATGATCCAATAGAGTATACAAAAATAAAATGGAAAAATATTTAAAAAAACGCTTGACTTCTGAAAAAGAAGCATATATAATACTAGTAATTAAATTTTAGGAAAGTTATCGTGTTCTCGTATTGTTTTAAACCCGTTCAGCCGCTGTTGTCCACACGCTCAATTAATAATTGGAGTGATGCGGAAGGCTATGTGTTTGGGGTTTGTGAAGGATGGGATGACTGAATAGAGTAAGTTTCCAAAGAATACAAACCCCAAGACACCGAAAGGTTCTTGGGGTTTTTTCTTGGTTGTTGTGTAAAAACAACAGAGGTTTAAAAAAGTGTTGACAAACGGCATCGTTCCGTTACAATACATTCTTCGGTTGAGAAATCAACCACAAGTTCTTAAATGAACAATGTTCTTTAAAAATTAAGTGTAGTTTCTGGTTCCTTGACGGCGAACATCTACTGTTCCACCTGTCGGGATGACATTGTGTGTCAAGGAATCATAGTTAAGTGTATACAAGCAGTGTTTGTTAAATGCACTTAACTATTATTGGGGTTAAATCGATTGGAGCAGATATCTGGCTTTGAACCAGCTTGAGTGAGTTCGACTCTCACAACCCCTACCAGAAATATAAACGCAGTTCTTCGCTCTAGGTTGTATATATACTATAAAAGGAGTATTATATGACTAGAATTGGTAACTGGTGTAATGCAAATGGTCCTGCAAAATTAGATAGTGAGGTGTTTATTGAAAATAGCACTTATG